GGCTGGGTGCCGGTCAGAGCGGAAGATCATCCGGAGCTTATGCTTCCGGCAAATGAAAAAGGTGAAGTCGCCCATGGCGGGCTGCTGTTGTGCAAGATGCCAACTGAGATGGTGCAGGCACGTAATGCGCACTACCAGACGCAATCTGAGAACAACATTGACGCCGTGGACAATTCGTTTATGCGCCAGAGTGATGCGCGGATGCCTTTGTTCAATGAACGTAAGTCAACGACATCTTTTGGCAAAGGTAATAAGTAGTCTTTTTATTAACTAGGAGTTTAATCATGGCACAAACTGCGCCTTACCCAGCGATTACGGCCCCTTACGGCCTAAAGCCGATCAATTTGATCGGTGGTCAGGTGTTCGCAGGTGCAACTCGTCAACTGCCTATCACGACCTCTTCGGTCAGCTATAACACCGCTATTTTTAACGGTGACGTAGTTGCTCTGACGGCGGATGGTGTTGTCGCGCTTGCTACCTTGGACACTGATGCTACCCCAGTTGCAGGTGTTGTCGGTGTATTCCTCGGATGCACTTATACAAACCCAGTAACTAAACAACTGACTTTCTCCCAGTACTGGCCGGGCTTTGCCTCGGGCGTGACTGATGCGCAAGCATACATTGCTGACGATCCTGACCAGCTTTACAAGGTCGTGTCGGTTGGTGATACCGCTGGCGGCACCGGTCTGGTTCCTGTGGCTTTGTCGCAGTCCACTCTGGGCAACAACGTGGTTCTGGTGTTGAACACCGGTCTGACCACTACAGGTAACTCCCGTATCGGTATTTACGCTAACGGCGTAACGTCTTCACTGCCAATGCGTGTAGTTGATATGGTGCCTGACACCGCAACCTCGGCTGGTTTCTTCGAAGTGATCGTTAAGTTCAACTTCGGCTACCACTCGTATTACAACGCCGTTGGCATTTAAGGAGCACATAAATGGCTATTTCACGCGCCCAACTACTTAAAGAACTGCTCCCCGGCCTGAACGCTTTGTTTGGTCTGGAATATGCACGTTACGGTGAAGAGCACAAAGAAGTCTACGAAACAGAGACTTCCGAGCGTTCGTTCGAAGAAGAAACCAAACTCTCTGGCTTCACTGCCGCACCAGTCAAGAACGAAGGTTCTGCGATTGCGTACGACAATGCTCAGGAAGCTTGGACTGCTCGATACAACCACGAGACCATCGCCCAAGGCTTTTCGATCACTGAAGAAGCGATTGAAGATAATCTGTATGACAGCCTGTCGGCGCGTTATACCAAAGCTCTGGCTCGTTCAATGGCCTACACCAAGCAGGTCAAAGCGGCTGCAATCTTGAACAACGGCTTCACCAACTCTGCTCAGTACTACGGCGGCGATGGCGTACCTCTGTTCTCCGCTTCGCACCCACTGGTTAACGGCGGCAACAACAGCAACGTTCCTTCGACCGCTGCTGACTTGAACGAAACTTCGCTGGAAAACGCTGTGATTCAAATCGCTGCGTGTACTGACGAACGCGGTCTGCTGATCGCTGCCCGTCCCCGTAAGCTGATCGTTCCGCCGAGCCTGCAATTCGTTGCAACTCGTCTGCTCGAAACCAGCCTGCGTGTCGGTACCAACGACAACGACATCAACGCAATCAAGAACAATGGTTCGATCCCAGAGGGTTACACAATTAACCACTTCCTGACCGACACCAATGCTTGGTTCCTGACCACCGACGTACCAAACGGCATGAAGCACTTCATTCGTGCACCGCTGGATACGAAGATGGACGGCGACTTTGATACCGGCAACGTCCGTTACAAGGCTCGTGAGCGTTATTCCTTCGGCTGGTCAGACCCATTGGGTATGTTCGGTTCCGCAGGAGCGTAAGACAAAAAGGGGGACTTTACCGTCCCCCTTTTTTAGTATATAAAGTACAGAATTCCGGGGGATACCCGGTGCGATCGAACAGGCCCCCCACCTGACTTCATGCAGATCGTCGCACCTAACCGCATGAGGGAAAATTCAAATGGCACTTTCTACTACCCAAAGTATTTGGCGTTCGGGCGGCGGCGATCAGACTCGCACCGCATATTGTGGCTCCGGCGTTATGGCCGCGCAGTTCTACATCCCTGACGCATCTGAAGCCGCTAACGTCGTAATTTCTTCGGCTGCTGGCGCTCCTAACCTTATTCTCCCCGCTGGTGCTGTTGTCCTCTCGGTAAACATCACTACTGCTGGCGCTGGTTCGGTTGACATCGGCACCACTGGCGTGGCCTCTGGTACAGCCACTCCTGCTGCTATTGCTAACAACCTGTCTGTGGCTACGGCTGGCTTGGTTACATCAGGTCTGACCCTGACTGCAATTAGCGAACTGTCGTATGTGACTTCGCGTATCGACACAAGCGGTAATAACCCTGTTGCCGGTTACATCACTTACTTCGTCGCCGATCCTCTGGTTGGTCAGCAGAACGTCTAATAAGGAGGCATCATCATGATGCAAACAGACGTAAAGTCGGCGCAGGTAACCTCGACCAATACGGCGTATGCCGACACGACCCGTGTAAAAGCGGTGACTGTCAGCTACGCCTCTGGCGGTACGGTTGTCCTGAAAGACGGCGGCGCAAGCGGTACTACGCGGTTTTCATTCACTGCACCGGCAGCGGCGGGATCAGAGCATATTCTGTTCCCCGGCGAGGGCATCAAGTTCAACACTGATGTTTACGCTGCGCTGTCTAGTGCAACTATTGTGGTGTTCTATGGCTAAGACCCCGGCATGGACTCGCAAAGAGGGCAAAAATCCCAAGGGTGGTCTAAACGCCAAAGGGAGAGCCTCCTACAACGCAGCGAATCCGGGGAAGCCGGGGCTGAAAGCCCCCCAGCCGGAAGGCGGCGCAAGGAAAAAGTCGTTCTGTTCCAGAATGGAAGGGATGAAAAAGAAGCTCACTTCTGCCAAAACCGCGAAAGACCCGAACAGTCGGATTAACAAATCATTGAGGGCTTGGAAATGTTGAAAGACCATCTTGAACCAGACCTGATGGATAACGTCTCGGTCCTTGCTGGGCTTGGCGTAATTCTGGGATGGTTACCAAACGTGCTTTCTATCGTTACTATCGCATGGTTCAGTATTCGTATCTGGGAGTCCGACACGGTTCGTGGCTGGACAAAACGCGAGAAGAAGATCGATGCCGAGCAAGAGTAAAGCACAACACAACCTGATGGCGGCGGTTGCCCACAACCCCGCCTTTGCAAAGAAGGTTGGCATCAAGCAGTCCGTGGGTAAGGAGTTCGCATCTGCGGACAAAGGTAAAACTTTTAAACAAGGTGGTGATATGGCTTCGAAAATGAACCCCGGCTTCATGGCAATGATGAAGAAAAAAGCTCCAGCAAAGAAAATGGCTGGTGGCGGTGTGGCTGCGTCAAAGATGGGCGCGGTTAAAACTGCGGCTCCAAGCAAAGATGGCGTTGCTGTCAAAGGCAAGACCAAAGGCAAGCAAATCGTCATGGCCGGTGGCAAGGGCATGAAAAAAGGCGGCTATTGCTAATAGGAGTTTCTCATGAAACGCAAAACAAGACGGTTCGATGAGGGCGGCGACACAACTGCGGAGTTTAAGCGCCCCTTTAAATCCACTGACGACGCAAAGTCAGAGACTGCTGCGGCCCCCAAGAAAACTTCGTTCAATACGGCTTTCGCCGCTGCGCGTCGCGCAGGGGACAAGACGTTTGAGTGGGAAGGCAAGAAGTACGGCACCGCAATGAAAGGCGAAAGCAAGTCTTCGCAAGGTAAGATTAGCACTACCGGCGTCGATGCAGGCATTAATGCGGCTAAAGATCAGGAAGAGCGCAGAAAGCAAATAAGAAACACCAACACTTCCCCGCGTCTTGATGACATACTGGCCGTGCGTAATATGTCAAACCAAGTAGCGTATAAGGCAAAGCAAAAAAACATACGCGACTCGCAGGAAGAGCAAAAACGCGCTGCTGATTTGCTGTCCACTAGCACAGGCAGGGCGCTATTAGATGCGCAAGCACCGCGTATAACGAAGCGTATGCAAGACAATCAAGCTTATGCCGACGCAACCAAAAAAGAATTTCAAAACAGAGATTCGATGGCGCGTAGCGCGTACGAAGGCCAAGGATATGACTATGACGCAATGAAAAAAGGCGGCAAGGTCAAGAAGATGGCTGGCGGCGGCATGACCAAGTCCGCTTCTGCTCGTGCTGACGGTATAGCTATACGCGGGAAGACCAGAGCATGAGAGCCTCACGCGGTATGGGTGCAATTAACCCTTCCAAGATGCCCGGCGGGAAGAAGAAAGCCCGTCGGGATGACACCGACTTTACGCAGTACAAAGAAGGTGGGAAGGTTAACGCTGCTGGTAGCTACACCAAGCCCGGTCTTCGCAAGAAGATTGTGTCGCAGGTAAAGTCCGCAGCCACTCATGGCACAGGTGCAGGTCAGTGGTCCGCGAGAAAAGCACAACTCGTGGCTAAGAAGTACAAAGCAGCGGGTGGAGGATATCGTGACTGAAAAGAAGAAACCCAGTAAGGCAAGATTTAGTACACAACCAGAAATGCTTGGCGGAATTAGTACTGAGGGGGCGCTTGACGATAATTTTGGCGTCAAAAGCGGACGTAGCGCTCTTTATCGAACAAAGGATGGTAAAACCGAATCTATGCGGTTTTCGTTGCCCGATGCTAAAGCTGAAGAATACGCCTCTGAATTGCAACGCGAAACTCGCGGCATGAAAAAAGGTGGCAAAGTTAAGTCCGCCTCATCCCGTGCAGACGGAATAGCACAACGCGGTAAGACGCGGGGTATGATGAAGTGAAAGCACCGCAGAAAAGCTTGAAAGACTGGGGAGACCAGAAATGGCGAACAAAGTCAGGAAAGCCATCGTCAAAGACCGGAGAGAGGTATCTCCCGGAAAAGGCGATCAAGGCGTTAAGCCCAGCCGAGTATGCCGCCACCACGAGGGCAAAGCGGGCAGGGAAAGCAAAAGGTAAGCAGTTTGTTGCACAGCCCAAAGGCATAGCCAAGAAAACAGCAGGGTTTAGATAATGACCACATCCGGTACAGCCAGCTTTAATCTTGACCTCAACGAAATGGTTGAGGAGGCGTTTGAACGCGCCGGGAGTCAGTTGCGTACTGGTTATGATCTGCGCACAGCCCGGAGGTCGTTGAACCTCCTTTTTGCCGATTGGGCAAACCGTGGCGTGAACATGTGGACGTTTGAGCAGAACACCATCACTTTGACACAGGGGCAACCGACTTATGCACTTCCTGACGATACTGTTGATCTGCTTGACCATGTTATTCGGACTAACGCCAACCAGCCCAACAACCAATCGGATCTGACGATCACCCGTATCTCGATCTCGACGTACGCCACCATCCCCAACAAACTAACGCAAGGCCGTCCAATTCAGGTCTGGGTGCAACGTCTGTCGGGTAGTGAGTCCTTACTTGCTGCTACGCTGCAAGCGGGCATATCGGCAACTGAGACAACGATTCCTGTGACTTCGCTGGTGGGCATCCCCACCGCAGGTTTTATCCGGATTGGCACAGAACTCATCGGGTTCAACGAGACCCAGCCTGCGGCCAATGGCAACCCGGCGTACCTGCTTAACTGCACACGCGGGCAGGGCGACACAACGGCAGCTTCGCATTTAGTAAGCGCGGCCATATACGCCGTTCAAAAGCAGAGCATTACCGTCTGGCCAACCCCAGACAGCGCCTACACCTACCAGTTCGTTTACTGGCGTATGCGCCGTATTCAGGATGCAGGTACGGGCGGTACCAAAACCATGGATGTGCCGTTTCGTTTTATCCCCTGCTTGGCCGCAGGGCTGGCGTACTACATTGCGCTGAAAGTACCGGAAGGCTTGTCCCGATTGGACATTCTTAAAGCCCAGTATGACGAGGCATGGAACAATGCAGCCAATGAGGATCAGGATCGGGCGGCAGTGCGATTTGTACCAAGGCAGTACTTTATTGGTGGTGGTTAATCGTGGGTAACAGGTTTGCTTCCGGTAAATTCGCAATTGCGGAGTGCGACCGGTGCGGGCAGCGGTATAAGCTCAAAGAATTAAAGAAGCAGGTCTTAAAGACCAAGACCTATAATCTGCTGGTGTGCCCCACCTGCTGGGACCCCGATCAGCCGCAGTTGCAGTTGGGTATGTACCCAGTGGACGATCCGCAAGGTTTGCGGGATCCCCGGCCTGACATAAGCTACTACCAAGCAGGCTATACCGGGCTACAGCTAACGCAAACCGTGGGGGCGGGTGAAGATGAGAATGGCGACCCCAGCGGGGGCAGTCGGGTGTTTCAGTGGGGTTGGAGGCCGGTGGGCGGCTCCAGTGCTAATGATGCGGGGCTGACACCAAACTACTTGGTATCTGCCGGAGTTGTAGGTACAGTAACGATTACTTAGGAGTTGACATGAAACACGAAGACATCAAGAAGGACAAGCCACTCATGGAAAAGATTGCCAAGAAGGCGGTCAAAGGCCACGAGAAGCGTATGCACAAAATGGCCAAGGGCGGTGTGACTACTGACCAGATGAAATCCATGGGCCGCAATCTGGCACGTGTTGCCAACCAAAAATCGGGCTAATCATGGCTAAATTTTCACAAAAGCAGGGCGGCAAAGAAGTAGGCCAAGCTGCTGTTTACGCGGAGCCACACACTATGGACGGTAAAGCAATCAAGGCAATGCCTTCAAAAGGCGCGTCTGGTGCCAAAGTAATAAACGAGATGAACCCATCCGTTGCTGGCCTTTCTAAAGGCAATTACAAAGAAACCAAGACTTCAGGTATCAAAATGCGCGGTACTGGCGCAGCAACTAAAGGCGTAATGTCTCGTGGTCCGATGGGTTAATTATGACGTATACCGAACTGTTCATTACCGTTAAGAACTACCTGCAAAACGACTTCCCCGCAAACACGTGGACGAACGTAGCAGGTACAGGGGTTACTACGTCTGACGGTACTGAACAGATCAACACGTTTATTACGCAAGCTGAAGAGCGCATCTACAACACGGTGCAAATCCCAGCTTTGCGTAAGAACGTCACGGGCATTACCTCAAGTAGCAATAAGTATCTGTCGTGCCCAAACGACTTCTTGTCTGTTTTCTCGATGGCAGTCATTGACGGTGATGGTAACTACGAGTTCCTGCTGAATAAGGATGTGAACTTTATCCGCGCAGCGTACCCCAACCCCAATGAAACGGGCATCCCTCGGTACTACGCTTTGTTTGGTCCCACCGTTGCGTCAGGCACTATTACAGATGAGTTGAGTTTTATCCTTGGCCCAACCCCTGATGACGCTTACGACGTAGAGTTGCATTACTTTTACTACCCCGAATCAATCACAACTGCGGGCACATCATGGCTTGGTGACAACTACTCGCCGGTATTGCTGTATGGCACGATGGTCGAAGCCTATGTGTTCTTGAAAGGCGAGACGGACTTAATGGCTGTTTACGAAGGTAAATACAAAGAAGCCATGAGCCAGTTGAATCGCCTGGGTACAGGTCTTGAGCGTGGTGATGCTTACCGCGATGGCCAAGCGCGAATTATTAAGGTGAATCCGTAATGGCTATCCAACAAGGACTCACAAACAGCTTCAAGCAAGAGATGCTTCAAGCGGGCCAGAACATTGTCACGGACACGTTGTATATGGCGCTGTACACGGCGTTTTCTAATATCGGCCCACTGACAACTGTGTACACAACAGACAGCGAAGTCACTGGTACGGGATACACAGCAGGTGGGGTCGAGGTTACAGGCACAACGCTTAGTACCGATACGCAAACAGGTACGGTCTACGTCAACTTCGATAACGTGTCTTGGCCCGGTGCTAACTTCACAGCACGTGGTGCGTTGATCTACAACGTCACAGAAGGTAACAAGTCTGTGGCTGTACTGGACTTCGGTTCGGACAAAACTTTTAGTAGTACAAGCAACACCGTCACCATGCCAGCTAACACGGCAACGACGGCACTAATTCGTTTTCCTTAAGAGGTCATTATGCCTATTGCAAAATCTACTATGGGTGAAACCGTTCAGGCTGGCGTAGGCAAGTCCTCGCAAGAACAAGAGCGTGGCGGTTTTGGTGGTGTGTTTAAAGTTACTTGCTTTGATGCTGATGGCAATCAGAAGTGGGTGGACGAGTTCCATAATCTGGTCGTCAATGAAGGCTTGCAAGACTTGAACACGCAATTCTTCAAAGGCTCGGGCTATACCGCTGCTTGGTATCTGGGTCTGGTGACCGGCCCCGGCGCTGGTGTTTCGTACGCTGCAACAGATACGCTGACTACTGCTTCGTGGACTGAGTTTACTGCTTACACAGGTAACCGCAAGCTGGTGTCTTTTGGTTCGGCTACTAACGCCGACCCGTCTGTTATCAGCAACTCTGCTTCGCAGTCGTCGTACACAATTACTGGCGGTGGCGGCACGGTTGCTGGCGCGTTTCTGACTACGGTGGCTACGGGCACTTCAGGCATTCTGTTCTCAGAAGGCAACTTCACCGGCGGCGACAAGATTGTGGCAGCGGGCGACACCCTGAACGTCACCTACACATTCAACGCTGACGCGGTATAACGGAGGCAATATGGCTAATTTTAAAAAGGGCGATACCGTCAAGCTGGTGGCGGTAGTCCCAGAAGGTCCGGTTGAGTCGATGCGTATGGATGAGGATGGCAACATCCAGTATCTGATTTCGTGGACTGACACTAACGGTAACAACCATTCTCGCTGGTTTGATGAGGCGCAACTGACGGCTGTGTAAAAGGGTAGGGGCGCATGTTTGGTTTTTCTACTTATTCACAAGCGCCCTTCTCCTCGCTAGTTGGCGGTGCTCAGGTATTGAGTGCTTCAGTATCGGAGTCCTGCCAGCTTTCAAACGCACAAACAGTAACAACGACATTTGCAGCAGCGCAGTCTGAGACGGTACAAGTAGCAGATACGGTTAATCGTGAGTACGTTGCACAGGGGTTAATCTCTGAGACAGGTCAGTTTTCTGAAACTCAGGCAGCAGGTAATTTGTTCTCTGGGGCTGTATCCGAGACAGGGCAGTTCATAGTTTTTGAAACCGCTAGTTTTACTGCGGTAGGTGCAATATCTGAAGAAGTCGATGCTTCTGCGGCACAGACAGCGGTGTTCTCAAGTGCGGTGGCTATTAGCGAGACCGCGCAAGTAAGTAATACGGTTGCAGCGCAAGCGGTGTTTGCTGGGCTAATAAACGAGACAGTGCAGTTTGAAGCTATAAATTTTGGCGCTTTTGACTTTGATGAAGAGCTTACAGAGGTTGTCAGGTTTAGCGCAGTAGTAGCAGCGGCTGGTGTTTTTGCAAGCGCCATAGATGAGACGGTTGATGTAAGCGAAACGCAAGATACGTTCAACGTATTTTTTGCCGACCAAGCCGAGACAGTAGAAGTAAGCAGTACTGAAGCAGCAAGTCTGGTATTTGTTTCTGCGGTATCTGAGTCCGTTGTATTGTCGGATGCGTTTGTTGGGCAGGTTGATTTTGTGGCAGCGTTGACTGAGATCAGCCAGCTTGGTGACCCGTTTAGCGCAACAGTGGTTTTTGTCGCAGCACAAAGCGAGACGGTACAGGTCAATGATGCTACCCAAGGTAAGATCATATTTGGCGCAGCACAGAGCGAGACAGCAAGCTTGTCCAGCACAGAAGCAGCGGCAGCGGCGTTTGTTGCAAGTATCAGTGAGCTTTCGCAATTAGAGTCTGAAGATACGGCGGTCGCTACGTTTGTGGCGGTGCAGAACGAAACAGCGCAGTTTACGGATACAAGCACAGCAGCCGCGTCATTCCTTGCGTCAATACAGGAGCAAGTGCAGGTATTTGATTCGCTACTGGGCAGGTTCCTGTGGGAGATTATTGATGATGCTGAGAACGCTGACTGGCAAAATATCAACAGCAACGTGCCCGTTGCATGGGCAACAGTAAGTACAGATGTGCCGGGAGGATGGCAGAATATCAACAGTGATACCGGGACCGGGTGGGGCGTTATAGACACAGACGAAGACCCAAGCTGGACTAACATTACTACGGCGGAATAATGGCACTTGTAGTCAAAGACAGAGTCAAGGAAACTTCCACTACGGCGGGCACGGGAACACTTACCCTTGCTGGCGCAGCAACGGGCTTTCGCTCATTCGCTGATATTGGTAACGGCAACACCACCTACTACACCATTGTTGATAACAGTACGGGCGAGTGGGAAGTGGGTATCGGTACGTACACTTCGTCAGGCACAACGCTTTCACGCGACACGGTTCTGTCGAACTCTTCTGGCACTACGTCACTAATCAGCTTTGCTTCCAATAGCAAGGATGTGTTCTGTGATTACCCGGCTGAAAAAGCAACGTACATGGACTCTGGTAATGCCGTGGTTGCAGGTAATGCTACGGCTGCGGTCTTTGTAAACTCCCAGACCATGACGATTGATACGACTATTAGCACGGGAACTAGTGGCATTTCAATCGGCCCATTTAACGTCAACAGCGGTGTGGTGTTTACAGTTGAGTCGGGTGCCCGACATGTCATTATTTAAGGTGCAACGATGACAACGATCAATACAAACACATCAGCAACCACAGCGTTCATAGTTACGCCAGATACAGACGGTACGTTCGTCGTTAATACAGGGTCGGGTGTTGGCGCTGAACGGATGCGGGTTGACGCATCAGGCAATGTAGGAGTTGGTACTAATTCTCCCGAATATCGTTTAGACGTTGCAGCAACAGACAACGTAACAACCACCATTGCAATGTCTGTGCAAAACAGCGCGCGCAATTACGGGCTTGGTATTGGTGCATACACTATGTCCAACCGGAATATTGGTGGTACTGCTACAACTATTGATTACACATTTGACGTTGGTGGCGACGCAATTTTTAAAACCGCCAATACAGAACAAATGCGACTTGCGTCTTCCGGTGACCTTAAGTTCAACTCCGGATATGGCTCTGTCGCTACAGCATACGGCTGCCGTGCGTGGGTGAACTTTAATGGTCAGGGCACAGTTGCTATTCGTGACTCAGGTAATGTATCAACTGTAACGGACCTTGGCACTGGCGTTTATAGGGTCAACTTCACAACCGCAATGCCAGACGCAGACTATGCAACATGCGTGACGGTATCAAACGACACTGCGCAAACAGCGCCCAGAACAGGCGGTGTAAATTTTGGAACGAACGGCGGTGCCCCTACAACTGCGTTAGTTTATGTTATTACAGGCGTATCAGGCAGCACCGCCAACGATTTGCCCTACGTAAACGTCACTGTTTTTCGTTAAAGATAATCATGAACCAACGAATTATTTACCCAACAGACGAAGGCGGTGTAGCGGTGGTTATTCCTGCCCCCGAGTGCGGCCTGACTATCGAAGAAATCGCGGCAAAGGACGTACCTGCTGGAAAGCCGTTTAAGGTTATTGACGTATCAGAAGTGCCGTCAGACAGAACATTTCGTAACGCATGGGAGTACACAGCATGATTACGATTAACCTCGACAAAGCAAAAGCTATCGGCCACGAGATTCGCCGCGAGAAACGGTTAGACGAGTTCAAACCGCATGATGAAGTCATCATGAAACAGATACCGGGCGTAGACGCACAAGCCGCTGAAGCTGCCCGTCAAGTAATACGTGACAAGTACGCGGTAATACAGACACAGATTGAGGCCTCCGCAAGTCCTGAAGAAATTAAAACCGCGCTGGGTATGGAGTAACACATGGCATCCACAATCAACGCAGATGATGGAGTAATAAGCGGTTCAGCCGGGGTAAAAACCACGCCTGATGCGTCGGGCGTTCTTGCGCTTCAGACTAACGGAACAACTGCGTTAACACTGACCGCTGCTCAAAACGCAACCTTTGCGGGCGGCATTACTTTTACTTCAAACGCCGGGAACAACGGAGTGCAGACATTCGACTCCTCCGGTACGTGGACAAAGCCCGATTTTGGTAATTGGGTACGCATCCAAATGTGGGGCGGTGGTGGTGGTGGGTCTCGATCAGGAACAACCGCCAATATCGGCGCTGGTGGTGGTGGCGGGTATTTTGAAATTACAGTGCCAATAGCTGAAATGGGCGCGTCTGCTACAGTGACAGTTGGCGCTGCTGGGGTGGGTAGAACTGCTACTACTGGTTCTGGTACTAACGGAGGCAACTCTGCCGTCACTTTAGGCAGCGGGTCGGTTGTGTACGTGAGTGGTGGTTTTGGCGCAGTAAATGATAATCTGGGCGGTAAAGGTGGATATGGCGGGATAGCTTTCAGTACAACAGCGGTTGCAGACCCCTCTGGAGCGGGTAGCGGTGCAAGCTCAACCGTTGCTGCGGGTGATGGATATAGTTATACAGGTGGCGGTGGCGGCACAGCTACAAACAACGCTGGTGGTAAAGGTGGATACGGTGGCGGCGGCGGTACTCGCGGTACACCTACGACTAATACTTCCATATTTGGTGGGGCTGGCGGTACTGCTACTGTGGCTGGCGTTCAACCCGGCGGTGGTGGTGGCGCGAGTTCTGCGATCAACACAAATGCCACTAACGGCGGTGCAGGTCGAGTAGTTATTACTACGTACTAAGGTGATTCATGAGTAATTACGCAATGGTAAATAATGAGACAAGCAGGGTGGATAACGTCATCGTATGGGATGGTGTTTCCGAATACACGCCACCAGAAGGCTACACCCTTGTTGAAATACCTGCGCCAAGCGAAACAGAACCGACTCCCGGTGAAGGATGGTCGTATGTTGACGGCGCGTTCGTCGAAGCAATCACCCCAGAAATAACGGAGTAGTCATGGCAGTCATTATTAACGGCGACACAGGTATTACAACACCGGGGGTGACAAACTCTGGTGTTGAAGCATATTCAGCAGCATCGGATATGCAGAAAAACAGCCTTCCTGCTTATACACTAAAAAACATCACCTACCTGACTTCAGGTACAGCGGCTACCTACACAACCCCGACAGGCGTTCGTGCGCTCAAAGTTACCGTGATTGGCGCTGGTGGCGGTGGTGGTGGCGTTGACGGATCGGCCACTGCATCTACAAATGCTTATTCTAATAGTGGCGGCGGGGGCGGTTATGCCATAGCGTTTATTGCGACTGCGGAAGCGTCTTACACCTACACAGTAGGTGCTGGCGGGACAGGCGGTGCTGCTGGTAATAATGCGGGTGCAGCAGGTGGGACGACGGAGTTTAAAAACGCTGGCGCTACTGTAGTTATTTCCGCTACTGGTGGCGGGGCTGGAAATGGAGATACTGGCGCAACTTCTACTGGCGCACAAACTGGTGTACCCGGTGTTGGGTCAATAACAGGGCTTGGTACTCCGGGTGGGGTAGTTGGTAGTGGTACAGGCCAAGAGGCTAATGGGTATGGTCGTTTTATAAACGGTACGCTTTACTCTCTTGCTGGTGGTGCTTACTGTCCTTTAATTGGTGGGGGATTGCCATCAACAGCCCAAGCTACAGGGGCAAACGCAACTAACTATGGTGAAGGCGGGGGGGCAGTACGAACCACCACTGCATCAGCATCAAACTTTGCGGGTGGTAATGGGTTTGCGGGGTTAATTATTGTTGAAGAGTATTACTAATGAAGACGCTAATAATTCAAAATAACGTAGTCGTTAATGTTGGCGCGGGTGAGCCAGAAGGTGAAGCGCCCGAAGGTTTTACGTTTGTCGTGGTGCCAGATGATGCGTACGTCGGTCCCGGCTGGACTATGAATGAGGACGGAACATTTACGGCACCTCCACAACCACCAAGGCAAATACTTGAATAACCCGATGTGGACCCGCTAACCCTACTCGCTGCTGCCAACGCTGCTGTCGCGGCTGTAAAGAAAGGATGCCAGTTATACAAAGACATCAAAGGCGCAGCGGGTGAAGTAAAAGAAGTACTGGACGATCTGAAGGCGCAGTTTGGGAAGATACCGAATCCGACAAACGCTCAAAAGATTCAGTACAACGAAGAAGTACAGCGGGTCCAAGAAATTGCAAAGGCTGACCCGAATGATGTTTTCTTGCAGATTGGTAACGATCTGGGTGCTTTGATGGATGCTTACGACAACATCGGCAAGGCGTTCTTGGCACAGGAAGCAGAAGCGACACAGGTGTACACAGGTAAGGATTCGATAGGCAAGCGGGCATTGAACCGGGTAATTATTCGGGCTAGACTCGATGCCATGCTGGTTGAGTTGCGCGAGACGATGGTCTATAAAGCCCCGCCTGAGTTGGGTGACCTGTGGGGTAAGTACGAGAAGATGTGGCGGCAGATTGTTGTTGAGCAGGACGAGGCGCATAAGCGCGAGACAGCAAGGATGCAGATTGAGGCGGCGCAAAGACGCAGGCGGCTAAGAAAAAGGAAAGAAGAAGCGGTATGGGTTGGAGCAATCCTTTTCGTCGTGGCGTGGTACGTAGGAGTAATGGTAATGCTTCGCCTGAGTCAGACGTACCGTGGGCACTACTCGTCGCCGTGGTGGTCTTGTGTTTTGTGCTAGTGATCGCCCTGCCTGTCATGGGGGTGATGTATATGGACATGAACAATGCTTTGTACCGGGCAGCAGAAGAAACCCGCAAGATGAAAGAGTTGCGGGCAAAAATCTTATTGGAAATGCGAGGTGAAGAATGAACGACGCAAACGATTGGATGACGACCAAGTGGCGACCAATGATGGCGATCACGTACATGATTATCTGCCTGTGTGACTTCGTGCTGTTCCCCATCCTATGGACGGTTGTGCAGTTCTGGGAAACCCAAGCAGCGAACGACGCTTTCCGTGAGTGGACTTCTCTGACGCTGCAATCGGGCGGTTTTATCCACATCACATTCATGGCAATTCTGGGTATTTCTGCTTGGACACGCGGGCAGGAGAAGATTGAATCTATCAAAGCCGGGAAGACTGAAGATGCCTAACCCCTACGTTATTGTCGGCGCTCTGGTGCTTGTTATCTGTTCATACTTCTACGGGCACCAAACAGGTGTTGCGGTAACCAAGGCCGAGTGGGAAGCTGAAAAATTAGTGGCTGCGGCAGACGCTGCGAGGATACTGAAAGCCGAGCAGGACAAGGTAACGGAGTACGAGCACCTGCTGGCGAATACACAAAACCGAGTGGAGAAGGTCTATGTCGATAAAATTAGAACTGTTGAAGTGGTGCGCGATAAGCTTATTGATACTGCTCGGACTGACGGGTTGTTCATCGACGCCGCGTGTCCAGACCATAGTAACCCCGTGCCCAGTGCTGCCGCCAGTACCAGCAGCGATCATGGAGGAACGAAAGCCCGACTTTCAGGAGAGGCTGCGGAAGCTCTTATCACCATCGCCGCAGACGCCGATGAAATCACCCACCAACTAAATGCCTGTCAGGAGATACTGAGAAATGAAAGAGAACTTCGACGAAGCCCTTAAAGCCATCCTGAAACATGAAGGTGGTTTTGTAAATCACCCAAAAGACCCCGGCGGCATGACAAACCTTGGCGTGACCAAGAAGGTCTGGGAAGAGTGGGTAGGCCACGCTGTTGACGAAAAGGCAATGCGCGCTCTGACGCCTGAGACGGTAGGTCCGATGTACAAGAAGAAGTACTGGGATGCAGTCAAAGGCGACGAGATGCCTGACGGTCTGGACTACCTGATGTTTGACTTTGCCATTAACGCTGGTCCCGGTCGTGCGATCAAGACCATGCAGAAAGCTATCGGCACCACCCCGGACGGCGCTATTGGCCCTAAAACTATGCAGTCATTAAAAGATGCCAATCAGAGCGAATTAGTGGCAAAATTCAGTGCAGAAAAGGAAGCGTTTTACCGCAGTCTGCCTACGTTTGCAACTTTCGGTAAAGGGTGGCTGCGCCGCGTAGCCGAAGCCAAGACCCACGCAGAAACCATGCTGGCTTAATTAAGGAATAGCTATGCCAAGTCAATACTCCACCGATCTACGGATCGAACTCATTGCTAACGGCGAACAGTCAGGTACGTGGGGCACCACAACCAACACAAACCTCGGCACTATTATTGAAGACGCTATTGCAGGAGCAGCAGCAGTTTCTGTTATTTCAGCAAATCAAGCGTTGACCGCACAAAACGGATCGGCTGACCAAGCCCGGTGCGCGGCTATAATTTTGACAACAACCACTACAGCTAACTTCGCGGTTTACGTTCCGCCGGTTACAAAACTGTATGTTGTAAAGAATGCTTCTAGTTATATTGCTTCTGTTTACGCCTCTACTGATCTTGGAAATACAACAGCCGCTGGCGCAAAAGTTTCAATCCCTGCGGGTAAAACAGCTTTGCTTCGTGTAGATACCACTGCTTCGCCTACAATCGACGTTGTTGAGCAGCTCGACTATGTGGCGGGGAATTTTTCTACTGGCGGTACTCTTACGGTAGATGACAACGCAACTGTTGGGGCTTCTGCGGTTGTTGGTGGCGATATTACTGCGCGTGGTGCACTACTTGCGTATGAGCCGCTTTATGTAAACAGCACGGCGTATCTAAACAGTCTTGCTGCTCAGACGGTTGCACAGTCTTCCGCAATCAACACAACAAACGAAACTATCACGCTGGCCTCTGCGGTGTTCGTCAATGACACAGCAGTAATGCTTACCTCGTCGGATACGATGCCGACAGGCTTGTCCACAAACACACTGTATTACGTCGTCGACACAAGCGCCACAACTTATTTTTCTGGTACTGGATACATTAACGATGGCGCAGGCAGCGGCAGCACTACTCCGGGCACGGTTTTAACTATTACTGGAGTTAACTCTGGTTCGATTGGTGTTGGTACGGTAATCTCTGGAACGGGCGTAACAGCGGCTACAACGGTTACTTCGCTGGGTACAGGCACGGGCGGGGCGGGTACATATAACGTTGGCACTTCTCAGTATGCCGCATCTACCACCGTCAATGGTGCGTACGCTGGTTCACAGACAATCAAGCTGTCCACTTCGTCTGGCGGTTCTGCGGTAAATATTACGGCAGTCGGTACGGGCAACTTGACGCTTACCCCTGTTGCACTGGCTAACACACCTCCGGCTGGATCAAGTACTACGGCGATTGCAACGACTGCATTTGTGACTAATTCCGCTATTGCCAATCAGGTTCTTCAAAGCGTAAGAGCCGCGACTACAGAACCCATCACACTATCCGGCACTCAGACAATTGACGGTATAGCGGTTGTGGCAGGTGACCGGGTGCTGGTAAAGAATCAACTTACTTCATCCCAGACACCTACGTTCTATTCGGCAAGTTCACAGACTGCGACATTTACTACAGCAAGCCCCACTGTTATTACAGTAGCTACTGCACCGAACTCGGGTACACCTGTAAAGTTTACAACTACTGGCACACTGCCTACTGGCATCAGCGCAACAACGACGTATTTTGTAGACAAAATAAACACCACTACGTTCAACATCTCTACTTCGCCAACGTTGTCTCCGTTAGTTAATGTGACAGGCGCAGGGTCTGGTACACACACGATGGCGGTTAATCAGTCGGTAATTACTGTTGCGTCCGCCCCAGCCGATGACAGCAGAGTGATGTTTCAAAACACCGGCGGGTCCTTACTTACAGGACTTTCAGGGACGCGCATATACTATGTGGTTGATCGCACAGCTACTACGTTTTCTGTTGCTGATATGCAAAATGGCCCTGCTATTGCACTTAGCGGAACAGCAAGCGGTACAAACTCTGTGGGTACGGTGCCTTCAGCGACCAACGGTATTTATGTAGTCAACGCCAGCACATGGACTCGTGCGACAGACGCAGATACCACAGCGAAGCTTGCGGCAGCACAAGTAGCTGTTACGTCAGGTACGACAAATGGTGGCAGACAGTTTGTGACAACCTTTGAGGTGGGGAACACATTGGACACCACTACGATGGACTGGAATAGGGTGCTTTATGGGCCAGCAACTTCAAGTACGTTGGGCGGTATCCGTGTTGCGGTATCTGGCACAACTCTAGATTTGTACACGTACTGATTATGGCGCTTACCTTAAACGGCACTGAAATGTCTGAAGTGACCCTGAACGGTACACGGATGGAAGTCGTTAATATCAACGGCACCGAAGTCTATCGCGCTGAAAACGGCAATGTGACTATGGTGTATACAGGTGCGGAAGATGGCACCTTTGACCCCGGCGCTGAAGATGTAAACAGACATTTTGTAGTTCTTGGTGTTCGTTTTTCTGGCGACGGGCTACCGCTTCCAACAACGCCAACCATTAACGGCACTTCAATGACGTTAATTACCCGTGGGTCAGGCTCGGGCGGAGATGACGGCGGCATAACAGGTGTGTACACAATAAAAATACCTACGGGTACCGGAACTTTTACAGTAGCCCAAGGCGGTACTGTTTTTAATTACATCGCCATTTATCGAGTGACCGGCATCTACGAAATGACGACCAGCACAGTTTTATCGTCGGGGAGTAGTGGTAGCTCAATTACAGGCGCAAAAACATCTTCTGCCAACGGCTGCTTTTTTGGTGCCTCTGTTCGAAACTTTGGTACCCCCTCATTTCCTACCCCGAACAGTACAGGGCTTGCGTATACAGCGCCATCAAATCAAGGAAGAATTGCTGCAAGTAACGTAACCACCGGCCCAACACAAACAGTGTCGTTGACAGGTAACCAGATGAACTCCTATGCCATCTTTGGCTACGATCTTTACTGAGGCAAGCTATGCCATTACAAAAACTACAGTTCAGGCCGGGGGTTAACAGAGAAGGCACAACGCTCTCGAATGAGGGCGGCTGGTACGACTGCGACAAAATTCGTTTTCGCTCTGGCTATCCTGAGAAGATCGGTGGCTGGGCTGCGCTGTCGTATAACACCTTCCTTGGTGTGTGCCGGTCGTTGTGGAATTGGGTAACGCTCAAAAGTTTTAATTTGGTTGGTGTTGGCACGAACCTGAAGTTCTATATCGAGGACGGCGGCGCTTATTACGACATCACGCCGATTAGAGAGACTACCGCTAACCCCGGCGCTGGGATTACACTCAACGCCAGCGGTACAGTACTTACTGTTTCTGATCCCAACGCAAACAATTTGCAGGTAAACGATTTCGTCACTATAGCCGGTGCGGGTACGATTGGCGGCGTTGATGTCAACGGTGAATACCAGATTGCGACGGTTACTTCGGGCACTACGTACACGGTTAATTTAACTACGAGCGCATCGGGCAGTAATTCAGCGGCGACTATTACAATTGCCTATCAGATCAACACAGGTTTTGCTATCGCTACGGTTGGTACTGGCTGGGGCACAGGTCCTTGGTCGCCTTATTTGGTCGCTACGTTGACTAATCCTTTTGAGACTACGTACCCCGTAGACACTTCAATAATTACAGTCACTCAAGCCGCGCATGGGCTGGATACTGGGGACTACGTTTACTTCTCGTCAATTAGTGCTGCTGATGTCGGTGGTATTCCAAGCAATGTGATGAAAAAAGCGTTTCAGATAACCAAAGTTGATGCCAACACATACACAATCTCCACAGCGATAGGCGACATCACCTACGACGCAACTTTTCCCGACGCTGCTACTGGTGGAACTGTTGTTGTTAATTACCCCGAGGCAACCAGCGTTGCCAGCTATGATCGTGGTTGGGGCACAGGTTTTACCACCGGTTTTGGTTTGCAGTTGCGCCTGTGGAGTCAGTCTAATTTTGGCGAAACTTTACTTTTCTCCCCCCGTGGTGGTTCTTTATATGAATGGTCCCCCGGTGCTCTTGCAACCCCCGCTTTTGGTACTCGTGGGACGCTTGTGTCTGGTACATACACGCCATCCATAATTAACGAGATTATGGTGTCGGACTCCTCACGCATTACGATTGCTTTTGGTTGTAACGATCCAAGTGGCACCTATGCAACAACGGCGCTTGACCCCATGCAAATACGCTGGACGGCGCAAGAGAGTTACACTGACTGGCAACCGATCCTAAACACGAATCAGGCGGGCGACTACCGGCTGTCCCACGGCTCTACTATTATTGGCGCACTGCAAACTCGTCAAGAGATTCTGGTCTGGACTGACGCGGCAATTTACTCCATGCAATATCTTGGCCCACCGTACGTCTACGGTTTCACTCTTCTTGCGGACAATATTTCGGTCGTGTCCCCCAACGCTATGGCAACTGCTGCGGGCGTGGTGTACTGGATGGGTGTGGACAAGTTCTACGTTTACTCAGGTCGGGTAGAAACACTACCCTGCTCGGTGCGTACTTATATCTTTAGTGATATTAACCGGGACCAGATGGCGCAAACCAACTCAGGTACCAACGAAGGCTACTCTGAAGTTTGGTGGAACTACTGCTCTATTACTGGCCCTGACGGTACAGGAACCCCGGATAACCCCAACACCGCTATCGACTGCTACGTCATCTTTAACTATCTGGATCGCGTCTGGTACTACGGCACTTTGGATCGTACGGCTTGGCTGGACTCCCCGCTGCGCCCATACCCGCTGGCGGCAACGTCTAATAATCTGCTTGTGTACCACGAAGCAGCGGTGGATGATGGTGCGTTTGACCCACCTGTTGCGATCAATGCGTATGTGCAGTCGTCTGATTTTGATATTGAGGACGGACACAACTACGGCTACGTGTGGCGCATAATCCCTGACATCACGTTCGACGGCTCAAACACCACTGGGCAAACTTCGGATAAACCGTTTGTGCAGTTTACTGTCCGCCCCAAACAGAACCCCGGTGCAAACTACGGTGTAGCAGACTCTCCAAGAGTAACCTCCGCGCAAAGCTATGCGGGCACAACGTCTTACAGGGTTCAGCTATTTACTGAGATTATTTATAGCCGAGTGCGTGGTCGTCAGATGGCATTCAAGGTTGAGTCAAACAGTATTGGTACCCAGTGGCAGTTGGGTGTGCCTCGTATTGATGTGCGTCCTGACGGTAGAAACTAATGACAGCCTTTACACAAGTCATTACGACAGAAGAGACTTCGCTCACAACAGTGAAGTCCCCCGCCCTGCCTTTTGCGCCTGTTGAATATCAACGGGAGTTTCACGACTCGCTAAATAACATTCTGCGCCAGTACTTCAATCAGATTGATGC